GTTAAAAATAAATTATTAAATTATTTTGAAAAATGTGATGAAGGATCATATATTAGACAGGAAAATGGCGAACTTTTAAGTAAAATTAGTAAATTAGATTGGAATAGTAGTAGAGATTTTAATAGAGAATGGGTTATTTTTTTAAAACCATATTTAATGAAACATTTTAATGAATGTGCAAATTATTTAAATTATAATTCTGTTGAAATAAAAACTATTTGGTTTCAACAATATTTAAAAGATGAAATACACCAATGGCATATTCATGGTGAAAATTATACTGGAGTTTATTATTTAGAATTTGATAAAAATAATGCAAAAACAGAAATTTTAGATCATAATAAAAATAAACATATCGTAGATGCTGAAGAAGGAGATATAGTAATTTTTCCTAGTTTTTTAATACACCAATCACCTAAGTTAATTAATTCTAATAAAAAATCTATTATATCGTTTAATATTGAATTTACAAATATTAAGCTTGCGCCTCACCCCAACGTAATATAATATTAGAATTTACGGCAGCTCCACTCACCTTATAAACGTTAAAAGCTAAAGTATCAGGACCATTAGGAAAAGCTCCTCTACCACCTATGGTAGTAGCCGTTAATTCTTTCAAAGTATCTAATGTTAAAGTTTCGGAAGTACCAGGTTGTACAACGAAAGAAAATACCGTTTCTCCAGGTAATGCATATTGAGCACCAAACTGAAATGTTAAAGTAGTTCCAGAAGATATAGTTGTAGTTGAAGCTTGCGTAAAAGTTACCCTATATGCTGTTCCGCTTAAAAAAGTTCTTGTAGTTATTGCCGTTACAGACGTAGCAGCAGGAAAAGATGTTACACTTGAAGCAAATCTTGTTCCTATAACTGCTCCACTACCCAACCATTGTGCTGAAGAAAAAAACAAATAGTTTGTTCTAGTTAGAGATGCTGAACTACCTGCCGCAGTTATGCGAACAGACATAGAATTTGCTGAACCAGTTCCTGAAACTACCTGAGGAGCATTACTCATTAATATTCTAGTATGCGATACGCCACCTATAGAAACAAAAGAAGGTGTAATTGTAGATATAGTAACATTCTCAACAATAGGTGTTATAACAGTATAAGTTAATCCCGTAGGCGTTCCAGCAGAAGTTGTTATAGATGCACCACCATAAGTCGCACTTAAAGTTACTTGTGTTGTTCCATTTGTAGCAGTAATAAAATAACTATTTCCTGAAACATATCCTGTTATTGAACCTGTACCACCATAAGTTCCTGTAATTCGTATTCTTGACCCTACAGTAAGAGTTGCATTTGAAGTAAAATTAAGTATTCCTCCTGAAGCCACTGTTACACCAGATAATGTTGTTGCAGCCGTTAGTGTATCTAATCCATCACCTGCTAATATTCCTGAAGCGTTAAAATCTGCATCTGTTACTAAAAAATCATTTCTATTAGTATTAAATGCCGCTCCATAAGTTGCCGTATCTTTTTTGGTTCTTGTTACGGTTTGATTTGTTCCTCCCGGACTTGTTGCACTTCCAGTACTTGTCATTTGCACTAAAGCATATTGTACAGAACCTATTAATGCGTAATTTGACGTAACTGTAGAAAGTGATTGACCACCTGTTAAATATGTTGCTAATGAAAAAACATCTCCAGTTTGTAAAGAAATAGCAGTAGCTTGAGTTTGTGTAATTATAAATGTTGAACGTCCTGAGTTTATAGCACTGTTAAAACTTTCTCCTACACTATTAAAAACTGTTAAATTTATATTATTACCACCATTTGAACTCGCTTGAGGGGAATTATTATTAGCATTTGCTGTCATAACTATTCTAGCGTAAGCTGTACCTGCTAATGTTATATAATTTGTTGTTATAGATGCTATTCTTTGGCTCGAAGTTAAATATACTGAAGTGCTTAATCTATCGCCTACTAATAATGGTGTTGTAGATAACTTACTGTTATAATCAGCCATTGTAATTAAAAAATCATTTCTTGATGATGAAAAAGCTCTATTGTAAGTAGGACTTGTGGCAAAAGAAAAACTCCTAGCAGTTAATGATTGAGAAGGATTATTAAATCCTATAGCAGTTAAAGATGCTGTATCAGCATCAAAAGCACGAGCTGTAATTGTTGTTGTAAAGGCTCCTAATGTTTGTGCTGTTGTTTGCGAAGATTGACCTGACCATGTTACCGAACCTCCTGATGCAACTTGTGCGAAACTAGGTTGTCCGCCGGCAGCGGCGTTTTGTAATCCTGTCCAAGTAATTTTTGTAGGGTCTGTAGGATAATTAGTAGGATTTAAAACACCTTCTATAACGACAGCACCTGAACCTGCGTCTGTTACGCAAGTAACAGAATTTAATAATAATTGAGCACGGTTTAAAAGTTCTTTTTCACCTAAATCTCCTGTAACTGCATTACTTACACTAGGAGCTAAACGTAATAAAAAGGCAGTTGTTCTTTCTGTAGTAACATTTATACCTGATGCTAAATAGTTAAAAATGTATCCTCTATCATCATCAAATCTACCATCTGTTAAAAATGCTGACCCCCAATGACTTATGTTTGGTGTAATAGTATTTGAAACTAAAATTACTCCTGTGCCTTCAGTATGTGATTCTGCTGCACTTCCTGTAAATGATCTATTACTACCTGCCACAAATTGTGTTAAAGCTGCTGAACGTGTACAATTTTCTAGTGCTGAAGAACTTTTTTTAGTATAATTAATTAATTCATTATCAATGTAAACTGTTCCTGAATTTGGAAAAAATTCTAAATCATCTGCTGATAATGGTATAGATGTAGCTGAAGAATTTATATTAGCAGTTAATCTACCTCTAGCGCCCACGTTTTCAACTTCATATCTCACAGGTAAGTTACCTGTTCTCATATATGCTTCTGTATTTGTATTGCTATTTCTAAATCTATGAACAAAAACATAATTACCTTCAGAACCTCTTAACATAAAATCTATAAATCCAGCACCATACCATGTGTGTTGAATACCGATCATTTGCATTTTACCTATGTCAAGTGTATATCCACTTTGTCCTGATCCGTTTATAGCGTCTAAATTAAAATCTGATTGAGGAACAATAATATCGGTTGTTTTTACAATTTTAACTTCTGGCGCAGCAACAACTCCTCTAAAATCAGGAGTTACTGTCATTGATGTATTACTCGTAATTCTACTTACAACATGGGACATTCCTCTTATAACAATTTTATCTCCTGCAATTAATTGATCTCTAAATTTTGTATTTGTTCCTGTAACTAAGTTACTATTCGGATTTACTGAAACAACACCAGCTAATTGTTGTGTGCTTGTTCTTCTTCCTACGGCAAATTTTTGGCCATCATATTGCCAAAACATTCCATTTTGATCGTCAAATATACCTGCACGTACTGTAGCACCATGCCAATTTCTAACTCCTATCGTACATGGACTACTCAAAACAGCTGTAGTGCTACCTAAAGTTTTATTTGCTAAAACTCTAAGTACTCTTTCGGTTACTATAGAAGTTACAGTATATGTTGAATTATAACCTGATGTTGTAACACCATTTAATGTTATAATTCCTCCTACTTGACATCCATGATCTACGTCATCAGTTTCAATTGTTATCGTTGAACCTATAGCAGTACCATTTGCGGTAATAGAACGTACATCATAACTTGGAGCAAATAAAGCTCCTGTATTATACATTACACCTTTACCTGATTGATAACGAATATATTTTTTACTCATACGAATAGCATTAGCTCCGTGTGAAGGGGAGGCTGTACCTAAAATAACTCCACCATCAAAAGGTCTATGAATGAAAAATGCATCTGTTCTACCGTACAAAACTCCTACTAAATTGTTTTCTATTGCTCCGGCTGAACGAGCTGTATATTTTAATGTAGTTTCTGTAGGTGCTTCTTCAACAAAAAAAGCTCCTTCTGCTAATTTAGCATTTACTCCTGAACTAGAAATGAAAGTTGTTATAATGTTGCCTGGAATAAATCCATGTGCTGTTAAAAATGTTACTAAAATTGTAGCGATTGCTGAAAATGTTATACTTGTATCTCCTGAAGCAATTTGTGCTGTGGTAGGTTCACTAATAGTTATTGCACTTAAAAAATTTAAAGTAGGAGCAGTTACAGGTGTTCCTGATATTGAAATTGTTTGTATTTCTCCTCCTGTGGCAACACCATCAACTGTAATTTTACACGAACCTGTACTTCCTGTTCCTGAAGTAGAAAAAGTTAATATACCTCCAGAGCTATCTGTTGATAAAACTGTTATAACTAAATTATTTGTACCTATCTCTCCTCCTAAAGCGGTACCTAAAATTGTAAGTGTATCAGGAATTTCTCCTGAACCTAATCCAGCACTAAATCCTGAACCAATATTATTAATTTGAACACTATAAACACCTGTATTTGATCTAGTTACATCAAACGTTGCATCAACTCCTGAAAAACTAGTTGTACTAGAAAAAGCAGTATTATTATATGTCGCTCCTCCTCTAACTCTAACTACAGTTCCATTTGTATAACCTGTTCCTCCATTATTAATTGCTAAAGCAGTTACTACACCAGCTACTGATGTAATATTAACAGTTAATCCTGAACCTGCTCCTGTTACAACTGAAGTGGTTTCACCAGTTGTATCAGAATATCCTGTTCCTCCTATTAAAGTAGCACTATCTAAACTACTTACTCTTAATCTGTTTAAAGCTGATGTTACTGTAATGGTTGCGTCATTATTAGTAGAGTCAACATTTCCTGAAAGTAAATTTCCGTTTACGGTAATTGTATCTCCATTTGAATAAGAAAGTCCTTGATTTGTTACTGAAGCTGAATAACTGCTTGACGATCTTACAATAGTAAATTGAGCATTTACACCATCTCCACTTGTAGAACTTTGACTTACATTAGTAAATGTTTCGTTTGTTCCTAATATATCAGAAGTAATCGCTTCTGAAAGTGTAACATCATTGTTGTTTATAGTTGTAACAACTGTTTGAACGCCATCACCTCTATCTAAAATTTGTCCTGTAGCAATTCCTGTTGTGTCGTTAACAGTTAATATTGTATCGCCTATACTAGCATTTAATGTTAGGGTTGTAGAAGCAGTTGTTGTACCAGAACCGGTAACATTTGTAACTGATGTTCCTGTATTTAATCCTGTACCACTTAAAGGAGAACCAATTAAAGGAGATGATCCTGTATAACCGATAACCGTAGAACCTGCTGGTGTAATTAAAGTTGTTGTTATATTTCCAGAAGTACCATTTGAAAAAACTGAAAAAGAAGGATTTCCTACTGAAGCCCCAGTATAGTAAGATGCTTTTCTTAACTGTGTGTAAACAGAAGCAAGTTGTTGTCCATCTGATGTTCCTACTTTTGCCTTTGCATAATAAGTAAAAACGTTAATAGAAGGTATAGAATTAACTAAAAAACTTCCTTCTGCACGGCTAAATCCTGTTATTGAGTTTGCAAGAGCTTTTATTGAAAAAGCATCACCCACTACTAAAGAGTGAGCGCTTTGACAAGTAACTGTTATTAAACTTGCACCTGAATCTCCTGTAGCTGAACTTGCGTCTGTAGTTACTGTTGAAACTAAAATTTCAGAACCTGGAATTTCATACGTTGCAGGATAATTTCTTTGAAGTCCTATTGCTTGCCATTTTGTAGGTTGTAATCCATATTCAAAATCGGCATCTAACATAGATTGTGGAAGACCGACTTTAACTCTCTCCATAGCATCTGTAGCAATACTATTAAGTCTAACAGTTTCTTCTTTAGATTCTACAAATATTTGTATATTATCTGTACCCAACATAGTTGAAGTATCAGCATCTAATATTACGTTAGTAATTTTATCTATACCGTAAATTGCTCCTGGAAAATCAGGATCGGTATCTGTATTAATATTTCCTAAATTTTGATAAGTTAATTCTAATTTATTTGTAGGGTCGGCAAAGTTATATAAAATAACATTTTTTGTTGTATTTGTAATTAATAAAAAATCTTTTAATTTAAAGAAACCAGGAAATTTAATTGTTCCTCTTGTGTTTTCTAGTGCAGGTAAAACATCAAGACCGTCTGCAATTACATCTATGACAATATCAATTAATGTTTCAAATCTTGTTTGACCGCCAGCTTCACCATTATTTGCTGTAATGGTTTGCGAGAGTACGTTATTTAAACTTGAAAAGGCAACGTTTTCAAAAATATAATTTAAAAGTAAAACTTTTACATATTCATAAACAGCAAGTTCAGGTTCACGGTCGCCGTCTAATTGTGCAACGCCGCCTAACCAATATGTTGAAGCATTATATCTTGTATTAGCGTTACCACCTTTTTTTAAATCATTCAATATTCCTTCTAAAATATAACCAGTGTCCCTTCTACACTTAGCTTCATTATAAGTGTAAAAAATAAAAGGTGCAATATTGTTTGTAACGTTATAGTTAATATAGGCAATAACTTCTTCTATAATATATTTTTGATTTAATTGTAATAAATTAGCTGCGTTAGGATATTGATTTAAACTTGGCGAAACGTTTGCCGGTGAAAATTTATATGTTGAAATTAGCTTTTTACCCATTTTTTATCCTAGTGCCACCGCTATTGCTGTTGCATATGCCTTTATATTTAGGTTGTCTATAATAACAGAATTAGAAACTACGTTACCAGTAATATTTCCAGTTACATTACCTGTAACATTACCTGTTACGTTACCCGTAACATTACCTGTTATAGTTCCTGTTGCTGTTAAATTATCATTCACCGTAACAGTATTTGAATCTGTAGATGTAATTGTATTTCCTGAAACCTGTATAGTGCCTAATGTCTGTGTACTACCTGTAGCATTCAGTGTAGTTGCATTTACAGTTGTTGAGTGTAAAGTATTCCATTTTCTTGTAGTTGAACCTAAATTGTAAGTATTGTTTACCGCAGGTATAACACTTGAATTTATATTTGCATTAAAGTTTATACTGTCTGATGCATTATCTCCTAAAACAATTGTTGGGCCATTAAATGTAGTTGTGCCTGTAATTGTTAAATTTCCTGTTATATCTAAATTATTAGAAACTGTAAGTGTATTGCCTGAAGCTGATATTGTATTTGAACCTAGATTTATTGACGAAACTAAAAATAAATCTGTAAATTTTTTTGTAGTAGAACCTAAGTTATATGTATTTGAAAAAGTAGGTATTATGGTTGCAGATACACCTGTTCCTAATTTAGTGTCTATTAGACCATTTAAATCAGCAGTATTTACTTTAACGTTCTCTAAACGAGCCGTTTCAGTTACGACTTTAGCGCTTTCTCTATTGATGTGATCTCTTACGATAATAGGTTTAGTATCTCGTAAAATTGTACGTGTATATGCCATTTGGCCTTTTAATTTGCTACTCTTACATTCAACATGAATGAGGTCGTCAGTAGATTTTATTAATACTATTTATAAGTATCAAACCTGGAACAGTAAAAAACCACCAAAAAATTTTTCACACATAAAGATACTACATAAACAACACCAGTACCTATAGTATGGCCATTATATGGGCCTTTATATGGGCCGTTAATACCTTGTCTTGATGTTATTGCATTTATAGATTACAAAGGCCTTCCAGAATCAACACTGGCTTCTATGGGTTTAAATCAATCGTTGCACCACGCACTATTACTGTGCCTGAAGTGTTTTCTGTTGTATTGCCTTCTACGTTCTGTATCAGATTACCGGCCACATCTATGGTCAAAGAACCACCAACCTTTAAATTGGTATCACCACCACTGTTTAAATTCAGACGGCCGTTTAATGTATGTAAATTAATATCTCCATTGTCCACTTGTATATTGATATTGGCACCTGGCCCTATCTCTATGTCGTAGTGGTTATTGGCCTGGCCATTCTTATTGATGTATAACTTATGACGGCCATTAATGGTTGTATCGGATTTTCCTTGTATATAAACCTGATTATCACCTGAGGTAATGGTGTATTGGTCACCTTTGATTATATCTGTACGTGTACCATTTGGATGAAGTTCTGTTGAGGTGCCTGTACGGTGGCGAATATGGATTCGTTCACTGCCAGGTGTGTCATCAAATTCTGATAAATGGCCAGACTCACTCTCATATACGTGATTGAAAGGATAAACGGCCGCATATGGATTGGCCGGCTGATCCCAGGTTGTACCATCGCTGGCCTGTGTGGGTTCACCTGCGGCATTCAACATTGAATTGTAGTCTGCCGTTGCGATGCCTGTAATACGTGAAACCGCTCGTTCATTGATACTTGGATGAGGACGTGAAACCTCATTTACGGCCAGTCTATTTACATCTGGCTCATTTATGTAACGAGGATAAATTTCATTAGGATCATTAAAACCTTTTCTATTATCTGCAAAAGAAACCGGCCTGCCAGGTAAACTGCCTAATATAATCGGCTCTTGACGATAATGTCCATCACGAAAAAACCCAAACACCCAAGAACCTTCAAGTAGGCCGGTTGCGGACTGGCCTATACCAGAAACACCGCTGGCCGTTACAGGTAATACAGTAAGTGCCCAAGGTAAATCGGCCGTTGGTAATGTTTGTTTATTTTCTGTGTGATGACCTAATATACGTACTCTAAGACGGCCGGCCTTTAATGGATCTTGCCTATCTTCAACAACGCCAGAGAACCAGAGAAAACCTCCAAGTCCCATAAAGTTTTCGTTATTCATTGTAATCTCTCGTTAGAGCGCCTGATAATAACACAACAGCATACGTCATTTTTAATCATTTCTCCAGTTCTACGCATATTACCCGGCCACCCTAGTAATCGCCACAAAGACAAGTAATCCGTAGTAAATCCATATCTCACTGGTACAGGCGTGCGCTAGCACGACTTTATCTCTTAGTTCGCCTAATCTTTCAAATATTCTTCGTATCATCTTGGTAGCATCTTGTATCATCTCATTGTCTATCATTGGTCGCCTCAGTTATTTCTTTTTATTACCACATTTACACAGTTTTATTGAGAATATTCTATTCTTTAAATTTCTCAATGCTTCTTTGATATATGTAAAGTTCATTTCACTTATGCTCATAGATTCTCCAGTTGTTTTCTATATTTATGGTGAGTTTTACACTCGGTTGCCTGTGGGCTGGCCATTGGTCTATATAATTCTACATAGCCGTCGGAGCGGGCGGTCTCGGAAATTCTCACAGGTCTACTTAAAGAATTTAGCATAGTTTTCTATCAGTATTTGGTCAAATTCGTAAATATCGATAATGCCTGGATTCTTTCTCTCTTTGTCTATAAAAGTATCGTTTATTTCTACAGGATATGGTACTCGGACGCTGTCTTTCATACATTCAAGTACCATTATATGTTTTTTTAATTTTATGTTGATTTCGTGTCTTACGGAAGTAATCAAATATCGTCCTGACATATAAGCATCATTATCTGATGGTTCGTTACCATCTCGTGGTTGATAAGACGGCAGTTCAAAAGTAATGAGATCGCCTGCCTTAACTGCGGTGTAACCATTTACGGTAAGTTCTATACGTAATGATTGGAATGCTAATCTTTGTGAGAGTCTTTGTTGCACTATTTCTTTTATATTTGCGATTGCGACTTCATTTCCTTCTGGCGTATAATGTATTGCTGTTGTATCTGGCCAGAGGTAAAGTGTAGATTCAGGATAATCTGATAAAGATTTGCCTTCTCTTATATACTTTGGCAAAATACCTTTTTCTGATTCTTTACCACCATCTCTACTCGTTTCAGTGTGAAAACTCTTAGGATAATTTATTTCGTAATTAAAATCTGTTTCTTCATATGTTTTATTCAATTGATTGTGTGTAATTAATCTACTTGCATAAACACCATTTCTTAAATTTTTAAGTGTATCAAATTGATCTTTTATACCATAATTCAACACGACTTGCATTTCATTTTTTATATTTTTTTCACCTTTGCCATCAGATATATTCGCTGGTTTGGGTTTGTATCTTGCAACAACAGGTCTTGCTGTATTTGCTTCGATTGCTAACATACTTTCTAGTGAACGGTAATTAAATCCTGCCACTGTTTCATAGAAATAATAGCCGGCATTATGAAATTTTAAACTGGTTGTGAGTTGTGATATTTGGTCTATACTATCAAAAGGTCTTAATCGATTGAATACGTGTTTATGTAAACCAATAGATGGTTCATAGAATAGATTTTTATTTGAACCTAAAAATGTGGGGTCTTTGATAATGTTTGCCACCATATTTGAATAAGTATCGGTTTGAGCATTTGATACCACTTTTAATTCATTATCAATCATTTCTTTACTACAAAAATGTATCATATAAATTTGTGATTTAGGATTAATACTTGTTCGACTTGATATTTTGTATATGTACATTGGATGACCTGACTTTTCAGTAAAGTCATACATAAACGGCGAACCAGGTGTAAAAAATTTAAATTCTATTCTTTCATTTCCTGTTAATGGTAGAGCAGCTATAATATTATTTGTATCTACCAATACCATATTACCTGATAATGTTTTATTGTAAATACTTTCGTATATGTTTAACTCTCCCATCATAGTTGCCACTTCTATTTTTTTAGGATTGTTATCGTTTGTTTGTGAACCGTAAGAAACTAAATTAACGTCTGTTAAAAGATATTGACCAGGTTTTTTTAAAACACTTTCATCTAGTGTATCGAATATACTCATTATACATTTACTAAGTTAGCAAATTCGTCCAAAAATATAGGCAAATATGCGGCGTTCAATAATTTGATTTGTCTTTTTTGATCTTGTATTCTTTGTTCGTATTCTCTATTCGTAATAGCAGTAGCTCCTGACACTGTACTGTTCACAATAATTTTATGTGAATAATCGCTCGGTCCATCACCTTTTGTTTTACCACTCGATTGTGTAATTTCATAATGGTGTACGCCATCTGGATTTGTATATTTTTCATTCATATAATTTTCAAATTCATATGTTGTAAGTGGCCAACCATAATAACGGTCTGTAATATCATTTGTTAAAAGTATAACCCAATGATAATTAGAATTGCCAAAATGTTTAAGTGCTGTTATTTCAGGTGTTTCGCCTTCTGGCACATCATATAAATCATATAACATCGCTTCATCTCGTATTTTTGACCTAATTTTTACTCTTATCATTAAATTGGTAACAACTTTATCGTTGCCATCATTTTTTAAATCATATGTGCCTCTAGGAAAATATGAAAAGTACATTAGAAACCTTCAGCAATTTTTTGTTTAGTCATAATTTCTGTTTCACTAAATGATAATGCCATCTTAGTATATACAGGTGCAGCTCCTAATTCATCAGCAGCAAAAGTTGAGAATACACTATCATCGCCGTGTGATAAATCCATTTTTGTTAATACACATTTACTAATTCTAGGTATGTACATATTTTGTTTATCTAGGTACATATAAGTTAATTGAAATTGTGATGGCACCACAAAATCATTTGTTAAACCTAATTCGGGGTGCATATGAAATTTAAATAGTGATATAATTTTTCTAGCGGCATCTAATTCACCTCTATTACGTGGTGCAAATTCAAAATTGTATTGAAATTCCCTCATTGGCACGCCTTCAAAAACCATTTCTAAATTATTATTAAATGCACGACCTGTTACCTTTTGTAATGCACCTTTCAAATCTCCTGCTCCTGGTATCGCTTGAGTTACCAATTGACCAATTTCTACTCCTATTTTTTGCATTATTTCTAAACCTCTAGCACCTAAATCAGCAGGACTTTTTATACCTAAAAAATCACCTAACATTCCTGTTTCTTTACCACTATGAGTTACGTTGTAAGAGGTCTTGACACCTGGCGGAGTGTATAATACAATTGTATCCGCAACACGTGTATGTCTTGAACCTATCATACCTCCGTTTATACCTGAGCTTTGTTGTGTAATTCTACTCTTGCCGTTTGAAAATGTAGCTCCTTTGCCACTTTGTGATAATCTATCTTGATTTACTTTTGCTGCTAATCCATCTTCACCTAATTTTTTAAGAACCGCTGAAGTACCACCTTTTAATACGTCTTTTAATCCTGTATATATCGTAGTTGTTTCCAATATATCAAAAAACATATAATGGCCAGTACCTAACTGTTGTACATTTTCAGGATAATACACAACACCTGCTTCATATGGATTTTGTTGCATATGAGCATTTGGTTTTGCGTCGCCTAATTCTAAAGGTGATTTGTTTAATATTTTAGCAGCAGCGGCATTTGTTTGAATACTATTTTTTGCCTTATCGAATAAACTACCACCTAACCCACCTGCTAGACCTGCAAGTCCACCACCTACGCCTTGTATATTACTTAAATTCTTTTGAACAATGTTTGCTACTTTTGATAACACGATAAATACCTTATGTGATTAATAGTAATATTTATATGATATGAGAGCAAGTTATAAAGGAATTTATAAACCAACACACCCTAAAAAGTACGCTGGCGACCCAAATAGAATAGTATATCGTTCACTATTGGAAAGGCGTATGATGGTATATTTGGATAAAAATGATAGTGTTGAGTTTTGGGCAAGTGAAGAAATACCTATAATCTATCGTTCACCTATTGATTATCGTATTCATAGATACTATCCAGATTTTATATTCAAATTAAAAACAGGCAAAAAATATATGGTTGAAATAAAACCATATCGCCAGTGTTTTCCACCAAAGAAACCAAAGAAACAAGGTCGTGCTTTTATGCGTGAACAATTAGAATATATAAAGAACCAAGCTAAATGGCAAGCCGCTAAAGTGTACTGCGAAGGCAACGATTTAGAGTTTAAAATCTTTACTGAAAAAGACATAGGTGTCTATAGTTAATATAAATATAGACAATGGTTTCAATACTCGATAAATTAGCTAATAAACAAGGCGATACTACTAAATCATCAAGTTGGTATAAAAACGCCATATCATCATTTGGTCAAAAGATTAGTGCTAGTAAATTAATGGCACAAGGAACATTAACTGCAAGACCAAATATTGGTTTATTAAATTTATTCTTTTATGACCCAAAGTATAAAGAAACTTTACCATATTATGATACATTTCCACTTGTATTACCATTAGAGAGTATTAAAGGTGGTTTTAGTGGATTAAACTTTCACTATCTAGCACCTGGAGCTAGATTAAGACTATTAGAGCAAATGCAAAGATACGCTACGAATAAAGATTTATCAAAGGCAAGATTTGATGTAAGTTGGAGTCGTGTCAAGTCTATACCATTATCAAAAGCAACAATTAAAAAGTATTTGTATAAACACGTAAGATCAAGTTTTTTGAGAATAGATTTACAACAGGCCGCTATCGCTTGTTATTTACCTGTGCAACAGTTTCAAAAAAGGCCTGCTAGTTCTGTATATGCAGCTTCAAGGAGTTTTATCTAATGGCAATATTAAGAGGCGGAGTTCGTATTGGTGGTTTTGATGTAAGAATAGGTTTACCTCGTGATCGTTCTTTAGATAATGTCGAAGGCGATCCACGTTTTAGACAAAGAGCCGGCGGCAATCCTGAAACAACAATGGGTCGTGTGCAAGCATATGTTAATGAAGCAGAAGGATTTGCTCGTAAGGCAAGATTTTATGTTGAGTTCTTTTTACCTAGAGTTGAAGATGGCCCTTCAAAACCTGCACCAAAATTAAGTGGTGTTGCTAGAGAAGGACAAGGTAAAGATACAATAACAATAAATGATATAAATTTATCAACGGCAGCACAAGAACAATTAATAACATTTTCATCACAACAAGAAGTAAATTCTATACACGCAGCTAATGGTCGTAGAGTAAGAGCATTTTGTAATGCAATTGAAATGCCAGAAAGAACAATAGATACAAAAGAAATACGTCATCACGGTCCAGCATATAAATTAGCATTTGATTATAAATCTGCCGATATTACTGCAACATTTTATTGTGATAAATTTTTAAGAGAAAGATCATATTTTGAAACTTGGCAAGCGGCCGTGTTTAGCACTAAATCAAATAATTATAATTTTTACGATAACTATGTATCAGATATTAATATATTTCAATTAGGTCAATTTGCTAGTCGTAATGAAAGAGATGATATAACTTACGCTGTAAAATTA